AATCCCGGCGAAGCCCAAGCTGGCCGACCTGCAGCGTCTGGCGCGCGACCACAAGGCGAAACAGGCCGGCTGATCGCCGACGCTCGATAGGAACTGAGGACGAACCGATATGGCCCAAGGTGATCTGACCACACTCGCTCACACCAAGCAGTGGCTTGGCATTACAACGGATGGCAGCGATGCTCTCCTGAGCTTGATGATCGCTGCGGCTTCGCGGTTCGTCCTCGGCTACCTGGGCCGCCCTTCATTGGCGGCTACTGACTATACAGAGGACTACGACGGCTACGGCAACAACTTCATGAGTCTTCGCCAATGGCCGGTTATCTCCCTGAGCAGCATTGGTTTCTACGGAACCACGATCACCCAGGCCTCCACAGGTAACCCGCGGTCGAATGGCTACATCCTCTCTGCCGAGGACAACGGGCCTTCCCGCGTCACCCTGTGGGGTAACTCTTTCCCTCGCGGTCGTTCGGCAATCAGCATTGCCTATCGGGCGGGCTACGTGACGCGCCAGTGTGGCGATGTCCCCGCTACCCCTTTCAAGATTACGACTGATCGCGTTTGGCTTGCGGATGAAGGTGTCCATTATGAGGATGGCGTGGCTCTGGTTCGCGTTGACGAGTCTCCCGCCGTCGGCGAGTATGCTGTGGTGGACGGGGTTTATGAGTTCAACACTGCGGACTCGGGCGAGTCGGTCTGTATCGACTATTCCTACGTCCCCGCTGACATCGAGCAAGCAGTATACCAGATGGTGGGAGAACAGTTCAAATATCGGGATCGGATTGGCGTCAAGAGCAAATCGCTGTCGGGTGGCGTCGGTGAGACGGTTTCCTTCTCCGAGACGGATATGACGCCCTACCTGTCCACCCTGCTTCAACCCTATCGGCGGGTTGTCTAAATGATCGTAACCATTACAGTTGTTGGCGATAAGGAGCTCTCGGCTAAGTTCGAGAGTATGCCGGCGGCTGTCCATGCTGCGTTGCTTCAGAAGGTTTCAGGCCTTGTCTTGAAGCTTGAGGCTTACGTCAAAACCCGCAAGCTTTCGGGTCAGGTGCTCAATCGTAAGAAAGGCGCCTTGATCCGGTCCATCGGCTCAAAGGTCGAACAGGCCACCCAAGCAGTGTGGGGTATTGTCTTCCAGTCATCGGATGTTCCTTACGGCGGTATCCATGAATATGGCGGTACGACCTCGGCCCATATCATCATCCCGAAGAAGGCCTCTGTCCTTGCCTTTATCGGCAAAATGGGAACCAAGGCGTTTGCAACCAAAGTGAACCACCCCGGATCGAAGATGCCTGAGCGCTCCTATATGAGGTCGTCGCTTCGGGAGATGTCCGCTGAAATCTCGATGGGCCTGAAGGAAACGGTCGTCATGGCTGCCCAGGCTGCGACCACAGGAGCAAAGCCATGATCAGTCGGGAGCAGGTCTTCGTCGCGCTGTTCGCGCTCACCGCCGACATCAAATGGGACACGCCTGAGAGGACCTGGCTCGAGCGAGGACGCCGGGTCAAGTTGTTCTCGGACGTTCCAGCGTCATTGCAACCGGCGATCTTCCAGGCTGAACACTTGGAAACGTCGATGCAAGTCACCCGGATGCCCTACAAACGCATCTGGAATGCCCAGTGGATCATCTACCATTCCGTCGGCACCGACCCCAATACCGTGCCCGCTTCGGAGAACAACCTGATTTTGGATGCCGTCGAGTTAGCGCTGGCCCCCAAGCCTAGCGATCCCGGTTTCCCCGATGAGCGAAACACCCTAGGGGGTCTCGTTCATCATTGCCACATCGATGGAACTCTCTTCAAGGACCCGGGAGACATCGATCAACAGGGCATGCTCGTTGTGCCCATCCGTCTTCTGGTTCCCTAAGGAGAGACTACCATGAAAGAACCGATCAAGGCTTCGCCCAATGCCGACGAACAACTGAAGGTCCCGCAGGACGGCCCCCAGGCCGACACCACGAAGACCGATCAGAAGTTCGGGGCGACGGAGGATGATCCCAAGCCGAGCGACGCTGTTCCGGTGCCGCTCGAGGAGGCCATCGACCGCGGCTTCGACGCCTGGCTCGCTGCTCGCCTGTCGAACAGTGTGCTGTCCCGCAACACCGAGGCCTGGAACCTCCTCCGCAAGGAGAAGGCCACCCTCAAAGATTTCATCATGAAGGAGGTCCAGTAACATGGCCCAATACGTTTTCGGAACGGGACAGCTCTACGCGACTCCCGTCGGCGGAGGAGCCCCCCTTCGCTTCGGTGCTCTGCAGGACGTGGGAGTCGACATCTCGGGCGACACCAAGACCCTGCACGGGCAGTATCAGTTTCCGCTCGACGCCGCCCGCGGCAAGACCAAGATCGAGTGGAAGGCCTCGAGCGGTCAGATCGATGTGGAGAGCTTCAACCAAATCTTCTTCGGTCAGACCGTCACCACGGGCCAGAAGCGTCAGGTCTTCGGTGAAGAAGCCAGCGTCCCGACGACTCCGTTCCAGGTCACCGTCGCCAACGCCGCCGACTTCTTCATGGACCTCGGTGTCTACAACGCCGCGACCGGCCTGCCGCTGAAGCAGGTGGTGTCGGGACCGGCAACGGGCGAGTACAGCGTCAACCCGGCGACGGGGGTCTATACCTTCGCCGCGGCGGATGTCGGTGACGCCCTGCTGTTCAACTACCTGTATGAGGACGCGGCCGCCGGCCAGACCCTCGAAATCGACAACCTGCTCATGGGCACCACGCCCAAGATGCAGCTCGTTCTGTCGCAGGTCTACAACGGCAAGACTTTCACCATGGTCCTCTACTCGGCCGTCGCCGAGAAGCTGGGCCTGCCGTTGAAGCAGGACGACTACCTGATCGCCGACATCAGCGGTCAGGCCTACGCCAACGACGCCGGCAAGATCGGCTTCATCACCACCACGGGCTAAGGCTCCTGTGTTCTCGGGCGGGGGGCTTCGGCTCCTCGCCCATCATCGTGCTATTGAGGGACAAACCAATGGCTGTCAAGGTTACCGTGGGGGGGAAGGATCATCTGGTCCAGCCGCTCGTATTCGCCACCCTCGAGAAGGTGTGGCCCAAGCTGCTCGTTGTGCAGGAACTGGTCAAGGAAGCCCAGACCGGTGCTGTCATCGACGCGGTCAAGATGATGAACCATGCTGTGGGCTTCATCGCCCTCGCCATGCTTCAGGACAGCGCCGAGCTGAAGGCGCTCATTGCCGACGAGAAATACAACGGCATGACCGACGAAGAAAAAGACCTCATCGTCATCAACCACATCAAGCATCAGATCAGCGCCGTTGAGGTCCAGAACCTCGAGCCTGTGGTCAACGCGATCATGGAAGAAGCCGGCTTCAAATCGGAGGAACCCAAGGCGGGGGAGCCGGCGGCGATCCCTTCGACGGCGACTGGGACCGACTCATCGCCGAGCTCGTCGCCGCAGGCTGCGAAGGAGGGCGCTGGCACGTAATCAAGACTACGTGGACGTTGGCCATGTATAACAAGATGCAGGATCACTGGAAGTATAATGGTCCTCCCGTCTATATGGCCGTCGCTCACTACCTCGGGATGGTTCACGAACGTCCCAAAAAGACTATCGACGGCAGGACCCCGATGACGGGCGACTGGGATCAACTACTGGCACAGTTCTCAGGAACGGGCGGAGTTATACAATGAGCGACGTTGAAGTCAAGTTCGGTGGCTCTACCACAGAACTGGACGCCGCGGCCCAACAGGCTGAAGCGGACATCGCCGGTGTCAGTGCTGCGGCCAAAAGGGCCAATGGCGGCTTCGACGCGCTCAACTCCACAAACCGTCAGTTGGGCTCAGGCCTGAAGCTGACCGGCTATCAAGCTCAGATTTTGTCGTATCAGATGAACGACGTTTTCTCGGGCCTGCTTACCGGTCAGAAGCCGTTCCAAATCTTGATGCAGCAGGGACCGCAGATCACTCAAATCTTTGGAGGTGTTCGCGGGACCTTTGCTGCGTTGAGGGCGGCAATGACTCCTGCTGTGGTCACGATGGGCCTGGCAGCCGGTGCTGCCGCCTTGCTCGTCGGTGCCGGTGTAGCCATGTATGCCTCCTGGCGAAACGCCGCGGGATCGGCTCAGGCCATCAACAGCGCTATCACCGGTGTGGGTCGTGCTGCGGGGCTTACGGCTGAGCAGGTGAGTGACGCTGCTCGTGAAGGAGCGGCCGCGGCGGACATCAGCGAGAAAGCAGCCGAACAACAAGCAATCGCCTATGCTCGTACCGGTCGGATTGGTGCGGAGAACATGACTACCCTTATCTCCATCGGTCGTGACTATGCGGCGATGATGGGGATGGAGGCGGAGGACGCGACGAAATCTCTTGCCGAGGCAATGGAGGACCCGGCCGAGGCAGGCCGTGAGATGACTCGTCAGTTCGGCCTTCTTGATCAGAAAACGCTTGAGCTCATCGATACACAGATCGAGCAAGGAAACCAGTCCGCTGCCCAGAAAATCTTGCTCGACAAGTTGAGCGAGGCGGTCAAAGGGCAAGCCACCGAGATTGATGGTATCAGCTCCGCCTGGGATGCAGCAGCTCGGGCTGTCTCCAACTACTGGAAGCGACTGGGTGAGGCCCTTTATACTACCCCCGATGAGCAGATCGAGAACCTTAATCGGGGTATTCGCCAGCAGCACGATACCCCGACAGGCCGAGCAAACGTCGCTCGCCTGACCGAACGACGGGATGCTCTGCTTGCTGAACAAAGAACCCAACGAGCTGCCGCTGAGGCTGCTTCTCGTCAGGCTGCCGCTAATCGGGCCGCACAGGAAGCGGCCGACGAAGAGGAAAATCGACCCCGCACCCGAAGGGCAAGAACACCTCGGGCCGACAACAGTGCTCAACGGGCAGCGGAAGAAGCTCACCGCATCTTGATGGCCTCGCTCGACCGTGAGCAAGCTGCCTATGATGATAGCTATACGGAATGGCTAGCCGTTCAGGATCGGAAGATCGCTGCTATTCGGGAACACAACGGAGAAGAGAGCACCGAGTATATTCGGGCGCTTCAAACCCGTGAGGAGTATGAGCGTCAGCACCAGTCGAAGCTTGATCGCGAGAACGAACGCGAAGCCGAGCGGGCCAGGAAGGCTGCCTCGGATCGGATCAATGCTGCTGCATCAGCGGCCGCGGAGATTGCGGAAGTCGATGAGGAACTTGCACAGACACGCATCGAGCAAGACCGGGCCCTGGTCGAGGAGATGTTTGCAAACGGCGAGATTGGGATCAACCAACGACTGACCCTAATCAACGAGCTTGCTCAACGTGAGGTGGAGCTTCGGGCCCAGACTGCTGAGCGTATCTATCAGATCGAACAACAAGCTGTCCGGGACCGTATCGCCCTAGGTGGTCTCGAGTCCGATGAGCTTGCTCGATTGAATATTGCCCTTGAGGCTTTGGAAGCTCAGCATCAACAGAACCTTCGAGTGATCCGGAGTGAGGGTGAGGCGACAGTCATCGCAAACACCCGCGAAGCTGCTGGTCAGATGCGTGACGCCTGGCAAGGAAATGTGTCAAGTCTGACCGGTTCCTTCACTTCCATGTTTACCCAATGGGGCGCCGGCATCTCGACACTTCAACAGGGATGGCAGAACTTTGGTCGCTCGTTGCTGTCGACCATCGAGCAGTATGCCTCCCAGATGCTGACTCGATGGGTTATGACCCAGCTCGGAATGACCGCTGCTTCCACTGCTGCCGAGGCTACTCAGGTGGCTGTGAAGGCCGGTGCTGAGGGAGCAAAGGTCGGGATCACCGCGGGGTCGGAAGCAGCACAGGTTGGGATCGTTGCTACCAGTACTGCGGCGAAGACGGGCATTGTTACGGGCGGAGCACTTGCGGAGATTGCCGCCAAGGCCGCGTCTGCCGCTGCGGGCGCCTACAGTGCTATCGCGGGTATTCCCTACGTCGGTCCTTTCCTTGCCCCTATTGCTGCTGCAGCTGCTCTCGCCGGTGTGCTCGCGCTAGGAAGCAAGGTGTTCTCCGCTCGAGGAGGCTGGGGTCAGGTTCCGCATGACGGCGCGGTAACGGAACTCCACAAGGATGAGATGGTTTTGCCGGCTAACCTCGCTAACCCCCTTCGAGCTTCCCTGTGGGGCGTAGGAGCTGGGTCCGGCGTGTCGAGCGTCGGCAATCAGGCGAACCAGTTCCGGACGAACCAGTCAAGCGCACAGCAGTCCTTTATCCAGGATGCCGCCCGTGCCTCGGGCTCCCTCACTGTGCAGGCGATGGACTCGAAAGACGTTCGTAGGTTCCTGACCCGATACGCACCGGATATTGTCAAGGTATTGACGGGTGAAGCTCGCAGCTTCAACACCGGAGGAGCAACAAGCTAATGGCCGCACCCTATGTTCCCATTCGGTGGCTTATCGATACGCCGAACGTCACCGATCCTGACTTCCTTCCGCTTCTGCCGGGTCAGTACTTTCTGGCAGAAAAGACCCCGATCTGGAGCACCC